CGCTGAGCCGTCCTTACACCTTCGTGGTGTTGGCGCTGCTGTTGCTCATCGTCGGGCCGCTGGCGGCGCTGCGGACCCCGACCGATATTTTTCCGGAAATCCGTATTCCGGTGATCGGGGTGGTGTAGCGCGCAATTTCAAATGGCCATGCGCGCAACTTCAAATGTCCTCCCCTTATAAAGGTGCCAGGGCTTAGCTCGGGTCGACGAGTTCCGGTCCCTTTTCCCGGACGTTGTCGACGGCCCAAATCGCTGGTCAGGCGGGCGCGTCCGCACATCTCAGGTCCCTCGCTTCGGCCATTGGTGGACGATACGGCTACCGTCGCGCATCACAAACCGGCCCGCCGGCTGCCGTTCAACCTCAGTTTCAAAGCATTTGACAGCGTCGTCAAACCGGGCGCGCTTCAGCGTATTCACCACCTGGCCGCGTCGATCGAGTTTCTCGATCCAGTAGCGGCCGGGTATGGCCACGAGGTCGTTGCTAGCCGGTTTTGGATTGCCGGGGACAGACCAACTCACCTGAATCTTCCGGGAGCCACAGCGCGGACATTTCAAGCGTTCTTCAAGCTGCGCGATCGGCATATCCTTGCCTCGCGTCCAGAGCAGCGCGCGCAGATCGACCCGTTCCCGCAACGGACAGCCTTCGCAGGCAACATGTACCTTCCAATGGGCGCTGTACGCTTGTCCGAGGGTCTCGATCGCCATGGCCAGACCGTAGAACAAAATGAGAACATTCGCGAGTCCCATTTGAAGCCCGACCACCGGGAACCCGGTCATGCCGGTCCCCGGTCGCTGATGATCAGTTCCCGCGCCCTGGTCGCCTTGCCGGCGGCGACCGTATAGGTCACGTCCCGTCGTTGATCGAGAGCAGGAAGCGGCCATTGATGCCGGCCAGCGTTTGAGCCAGGCGCTCGAAGTCCTCCCGATCGAAGCCGGCACCGTAGTCCTTCTCGGAGCCGTGGTACGGCGGATCGAGATAAAAGAGTGTGCCCGGCCGGTCATAGCGCCGAATGAACTCCGACCAGTCGAGGCGCTCGATGACGACGCCGGCAAGCCATGTTGGCTTTTAGGTCCGAGTCAGTCCATCTCGACGCGCTGTGCAGTCGCATGTGCAGCGGCGGCGGGACGACGTTCAGCCCTTGTTTCGTCGTGCGGGTCACCCTTCCAAAGCGGCCCGTGGATGCAGCGTTCGCGCGCTGTGCCCCCGCCACCGATGGCGGCGGGGAAGGCGTGGTGATGATGTCGGCCGCGATCACGACCACAGCGCGTCGGCCGTGACGTCGGCCGGGATCGGGTCCATCGCCTGGAGCGCAAAGCTCGCGGTCCAGATCGGCTGGCGAAACGCGCCGGCCGCGACCAACACGTGCTGCCACTCGATGGCGGTGACCGTCGCCGGTCCGGTGTTGGTGACGATGCCGATCGTCGACACCGTGTCCCCCAGGGCCAGCATCGCACTGGCGACCTTAGTGACTTCGTCCCATCCGCGCATGTCCTGTTCAGTCGTTCCGATTCGATGTACGCCACGATCATCAGCGAAATCGTAGTTGAAACCGACCGCCAGACGTCGCTCGCGCTCCGTGACAATTGCAGCGATCTTGGCTTCCTCATCATTGAGGACAGGTGATGGCCTGGACGGTTCGTCCTTCGGCACCAACTTCATCGGCGGCGAAAGGCCGAGCGCCGCGTAGTGGCGCGGATATCCCTTGGTGCCGATCTTTGCCAGATCGACAACTTCGATCATTTTGACTTCGTCAGTCATGCTTCCGGCCCTTCGGGTTTGTCGTGTTCCGGGATCAACTTGCCGGTCGTCGGATCGCAATACGGATTGGTTTTAATGTAGGGGTCCGCGCGTTCAGCCTTTACAATCCACACCACCTCGTCCGTGCAGGTCGGCTCAGACGCATAGATCGCGAACCTGCCGTCGACGACGCGACCGGCCCGAACCTGGGTGAAACTATCGAGGTTGTTCAAACCGGCGACGATCGCGTTCTGTGTCAGCGCGGCAAAGGTCCCAAGAGATAGGCCGCTCGCGGCGTCAACATCAACTTCGACCTGTCCATCTGCAAGACGGGCCGTTCCCCAAAACTCAACGCCAGCCTTCGGTGCTTCCGTGGCCATGAAAACAAGGTCTTTAGTGAGTGGGGCAATCGGATGATCGATCACGAACGATTTACTACCCGCCGAAATCGATCCGGATATGGCAAGATTGCCGTATGTATCAAACGTCAGAGAGGCGAACAGGCTATTTAGCGCATCGCCCACGAATATCCGCGCGCACGTTGGGAACGCGTTTGCGTCCTTATAGAACTGCGCAAATCGGTTTGCCCCGCCTTGCGCTTCGGACCGGATTACCCCTCCGACCTCCACGTTCGTCCGCGCCAAAAAGCCTGTGGCAGCGGGGTTCATCGTATTGACCCAACCGGTGAAGGTGTCGCCACCCAAGTTTGCCGGCACATAGCCGAGGTTCGCTTGAGATCCAATGTTCGCGCGCGCCGAAGCTTGCAACCCAAGTGCGGCGACATCCGCGAGGGCGTCACTGGCCATCATGCCGTAAGGGCCGGCGGTCTGGACCCACGCGCCGGCATCCATTTTCCACCACTTCTTAAGAGGCTCGGAAAAGACGCGCTGATCCTGATCCGCACCCCACTTCGCCGCAGTCGGCGATGCAAACTCAGTCGGCAGATTCCAGATGAGCCCCTTCGCCGACAATCGCGCCAGCAGTTGCGTCGTCACCGCCGCTTGATAACCGCCGCGCAGATTGGAGTCCGGATACAGCTCATAAGCCGCACCGGCCAGCGCCGCGCCCCGCCAAGGCGGCACGCGGAACGTTTGCACCGTCAGGCGTTCCAGCACACGGCTTTCGTATCCGGTCGCCGGATCGCGGACGTGATCGCCCTCGATGCAATTCGTATCATCGAGTGCGCCGGTGACCGTGAAGGTGGTACTACCGACACCGATGGTGCCGACCCCGCCGACATAGGGAGGTTGTTTTTGAGCCATCGTCATGCGTCTCCGAGGGTTTTCAACACAGCTTCAATCGCCGCCGGCGTCGTCGCTGCGTCGATTGCCAGCAACGCGCGCTGCCGGCGCAGTTCGATCGCATCGAGATCATCGGTGCCACCGGCCTTCGAATTCACCAGCTTCGCGAAGTCCGTCAGCGGCAGGCCGCGCTTCTCCGCTTCATCGGCAAAGCTCTGAACCACGGGACGGCCGGCTAACACGGCGGCTGCATGTTCGACCTTGCGACGATGCGCAAGCGCACGCGGTGCGGCTTCGGTAGCCTGCTGTGCAAAGTAGCCGTTTATTGTCTTGACGGCTCCGGCGCGCATCGCCGGCATGGGGTCGAGCGAGAGCTTCATGATGCTGTACCGTGCTCTCTCTCATATTGCTCCTGCCATTCGATTTCTCCGACGACCCGCTGTTCATCCAGCATGTCAACGACGCGCTGTTCGACCTCGGCGGGATCACAATCGAGCAGCTTTGCAATTCGACGGAGCATGTGGGCCTGAGATAGCGTCGTCATGGTGCCACCCCTTCAATATCGAAGATTGCATCCTGCGCCGGCCACAGCGAGAACTTCACGCGATAGATGCATGGCAGCGGGATCGACAGGTCGATGTTCGTCTCTTGCATCACTCCGTCGTGGAGACCGTAGCGGCCCGTCGAGATCGTGCAGCGCGCCGTTCTCGGAATGTTGCGAAACACCGCTGCATCGCTGGTGCCCGCGCGGATCGTCGTCGCCGAAACCGTGATGGGAAGAAGCTGCCGTGCGCGAAGGCGCTGCTTCTTCTCCCACACATAGAATTCATCGGGTGAGACGAGCCGCCCGTGATTCTTGATAAAGCGCTGGCCGAGATCGTGCATGATTGACTCGACCTTCTCAGGTTCGTTCTCGAACATCTGATTGGCCTGGGTGATCCGACCGCTCTCGTCGTAGACCGCATACATCATCAGAGAACATTCCTTAAAATCGCGAAGTTCACGTAGTTCGGGTAGTAATAGCCAGCGTCACGGCGGCACCAGTCGATGATGTAGAGACCATCCGTCCCCATGATTGCGCCACCGCCGCCCTGCTGGTTGTTCGGTACCAACCGCAACCCGTGATAACCCGGCGTGACGTGTTGGATCGTGCCGTCCTTGCTGCCTGCCTGTTTTTGACAGCGCCACATCACCGCGAAGAGAGGGTTCGTTCCAGCCGGAGTCGTCGGCCGAGCCGATGCCCATTTGACGATGGCCTGTCCGACAGCGGCTGCCGGAATGTGTTCAGACGTGTCAAAGCTGGCGTAGCCCCTCGACCACAACCGCAACGGTGCTTGGTTTGCGTCGAAAAGCACTTCATCGAACAGCGCGCCGGCCGCATCGACGCCGGACACCGTAGAGCGGAAAGGTGAACCGCCGGAACCTCCCATGCGGAAGCGACGAACTGTCATGGCAACACCCGGCTGTAAACTGAATACCAGACGCTGACCGGCGATGAGATGTACATCGTCGAGCCATCGCTCGCGAGCGTGGCGCTGGCGCTCTGATCGCCGACGTCGGAGCGCAGCCATGGCGGCGACGGACGGATCGGACCTTTCGCGTTCGCCGGGATAACAATGTCTGACAGTCCCGTCAGATCGCTGATGCCCGTGATCGTTACGAACGGCTTCGCGCCGAAACCGAGCGCAACCGTTGCACTCCCAGTGACCACGCCGAGCTTGAGCAAATTGCTATAGCGCTGCGACATGTTGATGAGCAGGGTGGACAGCGCGGACGTCTTTGCGTCGTAGCCAGGCGGGGCAAGGTAGACGCCCGGCACGCCATCACGAATACCGATGTAAAGGAGTCGGTTCATGCGCTCACCGGCAGTTCATAAATGATGTAGCCGACCCGGCAACCGTGATAAATGTAGGACGAACCATCGTAGTCGGTGTGCGACCAGGTGTTGGCCTTCACGACATCGGCGAAGGCCCACGCGCGTTCACCGTTGAATTCCCAATCGCCTGTGCCAGTGCCGTTGATCTTCGCGAATTTCCGGTAGTCGTCATAAATGACGCTGCCGCTGATCACTCGCGCTTCGACAAACGGGATGTAGCCGAGTGTGTGTGCGACCGGGATCAGCCAAGGATTGTTGTTGGTGAAAATAAGGCTGCTGTCATCGACCGCGCCGGGCGTAGGCCCCGGCCATGACGGGACCGGAGAAGGCGCATCAACGTAACCGTATTTGTGGACACGAACGACGTCGGTCCAGTCCGAGTTGGCCGAGAACTTGTTGACGTCGTTGGCGTCGTCATTCCTCGCGTCGTAGCCGGCCAGCGTTGTCCGGAAGACAACATGGCCACCACCGATATTCCCCATGAATGCGCGACGTGTCAGCATCAGCCCCAAATCTCCAACCAGCCTTCGCTCCAGCTCTGGATCATCACGCCATTCGTGGCGGTGAACTTGCCGTCTACGGTGGCATCGCCGAAGTGGTTTGAGATCGAGAACAACGTGCCGACGTTCATCGCGCCGGCCGTCACCGTGCCCGGCAGGATGACGTTGCCGTTAATCATCACGTTGTAAGTCGTGACGCCGCCAGACACGAAGCCGTCGAGAATGATGCCGCCGGGCGGTGCGCCGGCCACCGACATGAGCCAAGCGCCGGTCACGTGGGTGCCGTCGACGCTGCTCATTAATTGCGAGATCGAGGACGAGTGACCGCCGACTGCCGTAGTTACGGTGTCGAGCTTCGCCGCGATACCGGTGCCGGCCTGGTTGACTTGTGTATTCAGACTGGATGTCGCCGCAGCGGTCACGGCGAGACCGTTGCTCGGGTCGTTGACCTGACTTTGCAGCGCGGCAACGGCTGCGGCAGACGCCTTTGCCGGCAGACCCTCGGTCGGACTGTTGACCAGTGTGGTGAGCGATTGCGTCGCGGTGGCGGTGGCGGCCAGACCGGTGGCCGGATCATCGAGACGGCCCTCGACCTCGATTTTCCATTGCGAGAAGACCTCGTTAAGTCCGATCGCAATGTCGCGGGTTTCCTTGATCGCACCGGTCAGCCGGCCATCGGTCGCGACCAGATTGCTTTGGACCGTCTCGCGCTGGACCCAATCCTGCAACTGGGACAGCGTCAGCATTTCGTCGAGTTGCTGGGCGACGGCCTTGATAGACGATGCGACGATCGCGGCAGCCGTCGTCCACTTCTCGTTGATCGTTGCCTGGAAATCGACCAGTCCAAGACGAGCATCCGGCGTCGTGAACGTGCGCCACTCCGACCACAACATGTCGCGCGGAGCCGAAGGCACGTATTGCGTCGACATTTCGTAATCGGTGAGCGGCAGAATGTTCTGGTCGATATCGATCGACGAAACGCCGGGCACGGTGATGCTGCCGACCGTCACGGCCGAGCCATCATCCTTGCGGCGGATACGCCAGCGGATGCCGACGACACCGGGAATCTGATTGTCCCAGGTCAGCCGCGCCACCGCCCGTCGCTTGAAGCCATCGGCGTCCGTGACCGCCTGACCCTCGACGTTCCAATCGGAGACACCCTGCGGCGCGGGACGAACGAACGTCAACGGCCCGGTGGTCGACGGGCGAAAGTCAGTGTTGTGGTTCCAGCCGAAGTCGCTGGGGTCGACCTCGCAGATTCCGACGCTGTTGCAGAAGTTCGGCTTCGGCACCGTCATCGTGAATTCGAACAGCTTGCCGACATCGGTCGGATCGTCCGGATCGCCGTAGCCTTCACGAACGCTCTTCCACGCGATCACATCACCGGGCTCGGCGCGCCAGTACCGCGGCGGCATTACGCCGACGTGCGTCCGCTCGCGCCGCGCCGCCTCCAGCGCCGACTTCATCAGCCGCTGAACTTGCGAGGCGCGCGGCACAGCGTCGAACGCCGGTGACGCCAGCAATCGTCGATTCCCGTCCGTCGCTTCGTCGGCCGGGCTGTAGAGCGCCGGCGCGGGTGCGGTGTTCCAGCCCTGGTCTGGGTCGGGATAAGTGCCAGTGATGCCGTTGATGCTTTCGGCCTGCCGCTTGAACGGCACGGCCGTTTGCGGCTCGCTGGAAATCCAGTCGTTGTCGGTTATGTAGAACGACGGGCTGTCCGGCGCGCCGCAGTGTGCCTTGTAGCTGCCGCCGACTTCCGACAACTTACCCTGGCACGCCGTCATCAAGGTCGTGGCGATCTGGTCGGCAGGGACGTTGACGTTGACCTGAAGGCCGGAGATGTAGGTCGGCTCATCGCCATCCGGGCCTTCGATCGGCGCACGGCACTTCGCGATCTGTGCGTTCCAATTGAACGCCGGCACCGTGGCCGGGCCCGAGGTCTGCAAGCCGCACATCCACTGATCGCCATAGCGAATGCCGCGCAACAGATTGTAGGTCTGCACCATCGGCAGGTAGTCGCCGTCGCCGCCCCATGTCGCCGTATCCGCAAACCGCTGCGCGCCATCGCCCTCATTCGTCGTGTCTCGCGTCGGATCGTAGAGCTTGATGCCGTCGATCACGAACTTGAACGTCGGATAACCGGTCCACAGTTCCTCAGCGACCAGCGCGGTCGCGATCGCATAAGCAAGACCGACGCCGACCCGTGTTGCCGCATAGGGCCGCGCCGCCGATCCGACCTTGGTCACAAGGAAATTGTCGGCAACCGTTTGCGTACCGTCGTAGAACTTGATCCAGAGGTGGTCTTTGCCGTCCTTCCGATATTCAAGGACAGGATGACCTTTATCCGTGACCGTGCCGGTGTCGATCGTACAGGTCTCGCCATTGACCAGAACGCCGAGCAACCCCTTGACCGGAATGTCCGACAGCGTGATCACCTGCGTCAGGTAAGCGTTCGGCGACTTGCCGTCGTCCGATGTCCCCCATGTGTTCGCGTAGGTGAGCGAACCGGCGGTGGAATACTTGCCGAGGATGAACGAGCGCGGAACTTCGCCTCCGGCCTGCAAGGTCCCTTGCACCGAGAAGCGCGCGGCTTCAGGCGCAGGCGGCTTGCCCTGCATCTCCTGGGCCGCATAGCTGATGCCCATCGACACGGCGATGCCAACGACCGCGTCGGCGACGCCGGCGAAGAACGTGCCGGCCCCGAACAATGCTGCGCCTACACCGAGAACCGCCATTTAACCGGCCTTCAACGGCTTGAGATGCTGGGTTTCAACCGGCGCGTAACCGCGTCGATCGAGCCACTTCGCGAAGCGCGGATCGCGTTTGCTGGAGATGTGTGCGAACTGGCATCTCTGCGTTGCCGCCCAACGTTCGAAGTACTCGAGCAGCATCGGTCCGCCACGGCCGCGATGGGCAGGTTCGATCCAGAACACGAGTTCGGCCGCGAGCCGCAGCGGCGCGTTGGGATAGTTGGTGGCAGCCGCGATGATGCAGCCCTCCGGCCGATCATCGACGACGTAGAGCGCGACCAGGGACGTTGGCGGCCGAATGTGCGAGGCGATCTGCCGGGCCGTGATCTCCGCGTCAAACGGAAACCAGAAGCCGTTCCGCGCGTCCGGCTTGGACAGGCCCGCACCATCGTGAGCTGCGGCCGCGAGCCGCAACAGTTGGGGCATGTCGGCCATCGTGGCTTCGCGGATCATGAAGCACCTGTCGGAATCGGGCCGGCGTTGGTGCCCCATGGCTGTTGCCAGTCCTTCACCACGACAGTGTCTCGATTGAAGTCGTCGGTCGCGCTGCGCGCGCGCTGCGACGGATCATCACGCAACAGGCTGTTGGCGCGCGTCAGTTCCGCGGTGTTCGAGGTGGCGGTGACGGTGATGCTGCTCGTCTCGCCTTCCTTCGCGATCTCGAAAGGTGCTTCGTCGACCGCGCCGAAAAAGGCCGGCACCGCTGGCGCGATCATCGTTCGGCTAACGGGACTGAGCACTCCCCGGAAGATCTGGATCGGCCGTTGTTTGAGCTGATAGGTGCGGAAGTAGTCGACAACTTCGCCGTTGGCGTAGAGCAGCTTGATCGTGATCGTTTCGACCTTGATACCCTGCACATATCGTATGTCGCTGATCTCGATCGACGCGCCCGCACCATAGAAGCTGCGGTTCTGCACGCCGCCGGTGAGCGGGTCGATGATCGGGACGTTGACGTCGCCGATGTCCGACCACACGCCCATCGGCACGGCTGCGCCGGTGGAGCGATCGCCACCGATGAGCCAGATGAAGTCGCGCGGCAAGATTTGGTCGCCCGAGGCCAGCGCGGCATCGAATTCAGGCGGTGCCCATCTCATGGATAGAACCCCGGCTTGATGTACTGCGCGGCCTGGAACGAGAACGACTGAATGCGGCCGTTGACGCGGCGGGGCTGCACACTGTCCTTCACAAGCAGGAAGATGCCGCGCGGTGCCTTGAGGTTGACGACGGCACCGGCTCCCCAACCTTCACGCAAGTGCGGCCGCACCTCGAATTCCGCCGTCGCGCCGACGCCATCAGCGACGATCGTCTCCATTGCCTGATGCAGCGCGCGGTTGCCGGCATAGTCGAACGACAGATAGTCGCCCCGCGAGACGATCTGCGCGGCCTTTAGCCCGGTCAGCGCGATCGCCTTGTTGTTGGCGTTGACGGTCGCCAACACGCCATTGTTTGCGGAGCCGTCGCGATGCGCGCGCGGCGCGGGCCTGCGCATGTCCCACGCCTCGAACGCGCCGATCAGACCGTCGAGCGAATTCAGCACCGCCTGAAAATCGATGGCGTCGTCGTTGCGAAGAATGTCGGTGGCATAGGTGCCGCGCCAGAGGCCGGAGCCGTAGCTCACGGCCGGCTGTGCGCCGTTGGCCTCGCGGCCGCCAAGCTCCTGTCGTTCCATCAACTCCAGTTCGCCCGCCGAGAACGGGATGCCGTCGAATACATCGGGGCGCGGGAAAGCGATCGCCATCATATGCGCCGTCCCTCGCGGCCACGGCGTACGATCTCCTCGACCCGATCGGCAAGTTGGGCGTCGCTTTTCTTCTTCTCGGTCGCGATCATCGCGTTCATGGCTGCAAGCGTCTTTTCATCGACGTTGCCTTCGACGGTGACGTTGATGTCTCCACCTCGCACCGTGATTGGTGCGCCGGCCGACGACGACGGCAACCGCGACACGCTGCCGAGCGCGGACAACGTCCCGCCCTGGGCGAAGCCCGGCAGATACGGCTTGCTGGCGGCATTCGGAAACACCGTTACGCCGCCGTAGCCGACCTTGATGATCTCGGGGCCTTCCTCGCCGACCACGCCCCAGCCTGGGCCGAACGTGCCGCCGGCGGCCGCGAAGAACGGCGTCGGACCGGACGGCCCGCCGAGCGTGATCGCGCCGCTCGATCCGCCACCGAACAATTTGCCGAGCCAGCCGGCGCCGCCACCACCGCCGAGGAACGATCCGAACATATTGGAGACGAGACTATCCAGCGACTTTTCCGCGATCTTGTCCGCAATGCGACCGAGTGCGTTGACGCCGGCCTTGCCGAACGCCTCCCAGGCGCTGGTGCCGTTCATCAGCTCATTGCGGAAGTCGCGGAAAATGCCCTGCGACACATCGAGAGTCGTGGACTTCAATTCCAGCATCGCCTGATTGAAGCGCAGCGTCCCGGCGATCGCGCTGTTCATGTAGGCGTCGACGTTGTCGCCGTATGCCTGCCGGAGGATGCCAGCAATGTTCTGCTCGCCGGCCGAGCGGCCGAGCTGCGAGAAATCGAACGCCGCGTTCGAGCGGATGTTCATCTCGGCGAGCTTCTGCCCGGCCGCGCCGGCGCGGCTGGCAATCAGGTCGATCGCCGCCGCATACTTGCCCGAAGCATCGAGCCCCGAACGCTGCGCCGCTTCGACCAGCAGCATCTGCGTCCGGAACTTCATCTGCTCGCCGGCCGACTTGCCTACGGTCGCGGCTTCCGCTTCCTGTACGATGATCTGGCGCGTGAGCGCCTTTGTCATGCGGTCGAATTCGTTGGCGACTTGGCCGGTCGCAGCGGACGTTCCCTTCAGGCGGGCGACGGTTTCCGGAGACGCAACGCCTTTGAGAAAATCCATCCAGTCTTGGCGCGACTGGATGTCCGAGCCGAGTGATTGAGCTTTATCCGCCCATTCTCCATAAGCTTTGACGGCTTTCTGGACCTCCGGGGTACTACCTTCGGCGCTCGCACCGACATCACCGATTATCTTCTGAAACTTCGTAAAGTCAGGAGAGCCCGCCGTGATGCCCGCGCGCAGAGAGTCGACCGCACCTGATAGCTGATCGAATGCCTTCTTCTGAGCGTCAAACCCAGCGAACCGCTCACCTGTCAGACCGTAGAATGGTACGGAATATGCTTGCCGCTGTTTGTCAAAATCGGAAAGGAGGTTCTTCCCGAGGTCCGATCGCTGCTTCTTAAGGTCATCCAGCTCCGCCCCAACCTGAATGATTCGGAGATTGCGAGTTGTATCGAAGAGCTTCTTGGCCTCCTTCTCCGCACCGAAGTAAGCGTCTTTCAACCGATCAACCAACTGACGGTGGCTCTCAGTCGCAACCCCAGCCTGAGTGCTTCCGCTGTTGATGATGCTGAACAGCGTATTGGCGACCGTGACGGCAATGCCGAAGGCACCACTCAGTAGCCCGACGGTTCCGACCATCGGCCCGATCGACGCGACCGACTTCACCACGTTGTTGATGCCGCCGGTCATCTTGGCAAAGGCGTTGTCCGCGCCGAGCGTCTTCTGTGCGACCTGATCGAGCAGACCGACGAGGTTGGTGGACGTCGACGACACGTTGTCGTTGGCCGCGCCAAACGCCTTCGCCGTCATGGCGGCTTTCTCGCCGGCACCGGATGCCTTGTTGAATGCGTCTTCAAGACCCTTTGCAGCGTCGGCCGCGTCTTTACCGATCGCCTTTACGGCCTCGGACGTCGCCTTCGCTGCCTGTTCGGCACCGGACGAGTCACCATCGATCTGAAGCGAGACGCGGAGCGCCATCAGTTAACCTCGTTGAGTGCGGCGCAGGCCGCGCTTTCCATCACACGCAGGCCGCGCCACAGATCTGGCGTGACCTGAAATGCTTCGGCATCGAGCCCAGCGCGGACGGCCGCATAGTCGAACCCGATGACGCGGATACGGCTCGGCTCGAACCCACCGCCGAGGCTGACCACCTTCCATTGCGTCGCCACCGACAGAAACGCGGCGACGATGTCCCAGTGCTCCGGCCACACACCGAATTCATCGGCTTCGACTGCGTCCGCATCCGGCTCCATGGCTGCGCGCAGGTTGGCGAGCGATTGTTCGTCCAACTGGAAATTTGCGGCATCGTCGATGATCTTCGCCGTGGCGACTTCGTCGATTTGTCGGGGCTCTCGCGCGCCGCGTGCCCAATGGCGCGCCGCCCCGGTCAGTTTCCCTCGGCGGCCTTGGTGAGAGCCTTTCCGTAGGCGCGCATAAGTCCCGTTCGGACATCCGCTTGCTGAATCAACTGGTCGCGTAACGCGGCGCTATAGGGCAGCGGTTGTTTCTTCTCATCAACGAGATCGTCCATGTGACGCACAACCTTCGTCAGGAACATCGTCACGTCGTCGATCGCGTTGATGTTCACCGCTTTGACCTCCTCAAGCGGCACGAGCGCGAACGTCGCCTTAAACGTCTGTTTCTCATGGCCACCATCGACGGGCGTCAGAACCTCGACGTCGTGGGTGAAGGTGCGATCGGAGACGACTTTGAACATGGAGACCTCTTTAGGTGAGCACGATGGAGAATTGATCGTCGCCGGCGTCGGTCGGCAGCGGCGTGAGGTTGAGCACGCGCTCCGCGATGCCCTGCGAATTCGTCGCCGGCTGTGGGCGCTTCATTTGACAATGCGGCGCGTTGATCGTGATGATGTTGCCGGCGGTGACGCCGTGGGTGATGGTGACCGGCACCTGCGTTTGAGCCTTCGCCAGGGCGAAAGGATTGAAGGTCGCGAGCGGTACCACCTCGACCGTGACATCGAGCGCCTCGGCGCAGTCGACGATCATGATTTTTTCGTCCGGCACCAACAGCCGCCGCTCGACCTGGTTGCCGAGATTGAACACGAAGCTGCGCATGGTGAGTGCGACGTCGTTCACCTTGAAGTTCGGCGTATAGGCTTTGCTTGCGATCAGCGCTTTCTGGAACGCGGTGAAGGTCGCCGCGACACGCGCGACATCGGCCGGATCGAGGAACAGCCCCGTGTACGTCCAGCGAACGACCGGAATACCCTGTGCATTGATTGTGACGACGCCAGTGCCGCGTGAGCCGCAGAATGCGTGAAGGGTGCCGCCAAGCCAGAACTTGAAGTAAACGCTCTCGTGATCCTCGCTGACGCGCGTATAGGTGACCGACGTATCGGCGACAATCACCTCCGCACATCCAGCGCCGCGCGCGAGCACACCCCAGCCAGGCGCGACGCCGGCGGTGCCGGAGCCGGCCAGTTCGGTATCGAACGAAATGACGACATATAGACCTGCCGGCACGGTCGACTGGGCCGACAAATACGCCTGGAGCAGATCGCGCGAAACGTCTTCACCCTCCATCGGCCGCAGTTCGACGTTCTTCGCGAGGATCGCGTTGTTCGCGCCGGTCAGCGTCGGGTCCACCGCATATGGACCTTCTAACTTGGCGAGGAGAAGCTGTTGCTTCCACTTGATCGGTTCAACCATTCTTCGTCTCCTTGCGCTTCGACCTGGTCGGGCGCGGTTCGTCGGCCGGCTGCGTTGGCGTGGCGGGCTCGGCCGGCGGCGTCACGGCGTCCTCAACGCGGGTCAGCGAGCCGTCCGGCTCACGGCGATAGCTGCCGCCTCGGTGTGGGTGTTCGATCACGTTGCGATCCTCAACTGGTCGGTGAGGCGGAAATCGATCTGGTAGATCACGAGCCCGGCGGTCACCGAGACCAACCGACCGCGCGTGACGTGGAAGACGTCGATCACGTCGTCGGGTGCCCAGCCGGCAAGTACGTTGATGGTCTGGTCTTTCAGTGCGTCGACCGTCGGCACTGCGCGGCGGGCCTTGGCATCGCCATGCGACCGGACACAAAGGATGACGCCGATTGCGTCGTCGAGGATCTGTGTGTGCATCCCCGCTGCGGCCTCACCACCGCGATCGTCGAAGCCGAGCGAGACCACATAGGCCGCAACCTCGTTCTGCGGCAGCGCGCCGGTTTCGACCAGGGCGGCCAAATCGGCCACGAACTCGACCCGACCTTTCAGGCCGGGCACTTCCGCATCTAGCCGAGAGACAACCTGTTCCACGAGTGTCGTCATGGCTGCGCTCCCGTGCAGGCGGCCGGCCGTGAGACGACGTAGGCCGTAGCGACGTCGGCGGCACGCGTGCCGGTGATGATGCAAAGGACGAGCAAGAGGACGATGCAGACGGGGTTCATTGCGCCGTCGCTCCTTCGCCAGCGATCCAGTCTTCCGCGATGCGAACGATCTCGCGATCGTCGGCGTCGTCGAGGCCGAGGAACGGCCGCGCCGGCATCCGGACGGAATGCGCACCGATCTCGACCTTCTGCGCACGGTCAGCCTTGCCCGGTTTTGCGAAACGCGATTGACCGGTCTTTTTATTGGTCTTGAAATGCAACACGGCCGTGCGCTGTTTCTGCTGGATCGTCCCGCCGAACTGGTGGATCGCCGCGTAGATGACGTTGGTGCCGACCTCCAACCCGTTAATCGAGGCGCTGTAGGTGACGGAACGCATCAGCCGCGCGCTCTCGATCAGCGTCTTGCCGCCGGTGGCGAGCGCACGGATCGACGGAGGCCAGGGCGAGCCGTCCGGACCAACACCGCGCTCGAAGCGGTTCTGTGTCGAGGTGACCAGCGACATGCCGATGTTTGCGAACATGCCCTGCTTATCGCGGGCGCGCTGCACGTAGCCGTCGAGTTCGGCCAGCGCTTCGTCATTGCCCTTAAGCTCGATCCGCGCGCCGGTCATCAGATAAAGCCCTTCATGTTGTCGGGCGTCATCTCGCGCTCGCGATCGGTGAACTGGACACCGCCGGCGTCGGAAGCCGCAGGCTCGACACCGTCCACGTCCAGGCGCACGACGCCGCTGGCGATCTGGCCGAGCGTCTTCGTCGCGTCGAGATAGTCCTGGCGGATTTTCTCCGAGGCGACGTCGCGGTGCAGCTTATAGATCGCAATCGCCTGGGCGATGTCGCGCAGCGCCGGCGGCGTCGACGGCAAGGGCAGCTTGTAGCGGCCGAACAGATAGCCGTTGATCGCGGCGTCGGTGTCTTCCAGCGCGCGCGTGACCACGGCCGCGTCGATCTCACCGGCCGGCGGCGACGCACGGTCGGTGAGATCGACCAGCATCGGCTCGCCGAAACGCTCAACCAGGTCGGCTTGCGATGCGTAGGTCATCGGGTTCAGTCCTCGAACAATGCGGCGCGCACGGCCGCATCCTTCGCCTCAAGTAACTTGCGAAGCGCAACGGTGCGCTCCGGGTTGCGCGGCAAGGTGGTGGCGATGGTTTCCGCCAACTCACAGAACGGCCGGCTGACGTCGCGCAGTGCTGGCGGGAGGTGACCGTAGGCGAAGAATTGCAGGATCGGTTCGCGGTCCATCGTTACGCGCCTCCGATCGACTGTTTCGCGAAGTCGATCACTCCGTCGGGAGGATCGACCGGTTCTCCGATAGAGAACGGGTTCCGAATGCGATCGATCAGCGCTTCGGCGAAGCCAAGTGCATAGCTGAGCGCTCGCGCTTCATCGGCCTCGGCGCCTTTGGCGGCAGCCATCACCATCGTAATGACGGTGAGAAGTGAGACGCCGCGTTCGAAGCCCTCGCGGCCCTGCGCGACGGCGGCGGTATCAAGATTGTCCATTTTCTTCGACATGCATCCTCCATTGAGACGATGCTCTGCCGCGCCGTCGTCTCCCCGGCGCGGCAGAGCCAAGGCGCGCTGCTGTCAAGATTCAGAAATCGTCAGCACGCCTATGGTGGTTGCGGGGCCGGATTCGAACCGGCGACCGATCGGTTATGAGCCGATTGCGCTACCGGGCTGCGCTACCCCGCGAAAACGGATCAGACGTCCACGATCTCCGCGTCGTCCACTCGGCTGCCTCGATCGCACCGCTCGGCTTGAGCTGATCGAAATCGGTACGGGTGAGCGGGAGACTGTCACCGGCGACGTAGCTTTCACCGTCGTGCAGCACATTGCTGGCAGCGATGAAGTAGCGTCGCTCCGTCTTGTCGATCGGCTCGCGCGATCGGCTTGCGGTGCCGGCGTTCGCGGCCTGCGCCAACGCGGTGTTCGCGCCGGACACATCAGCGTCGGAAGCAGTGGCCGACGCGTTGTCGCCGGCCTTCGGAGCGGTGTCGGGTTTCTTTGCCACGTTGATGACCTCCGCTTACGCCACGGCGTTCTGGAGGAAGTAGCCGACGTCCTTGGCGACGATCAGCTCCTTGACGCGCTCGCCGGTGCGGATGCGCGCGCCGCCCTGGAGGCCGACATCCGGGTCCTCGATCCGGCCGGAGATGCGACCGCCGTACTGTGCGGTCATGCCGAAGGTGATGCCGCCGTTTGCTTCGGGGCGCGCCATCGGATCGATGTACAGCAGCGAGAGATGCTTGCCCCAAGCGCGCTGCAAGTTGACGGCCTGACCCGGCTGCGCCGTATTGACCCAGCCTTCGCCGACCAGGACTTCCTTCAACTCGAAGAGCGCCGCGAATTCCTGACGGGTCACGATTCCCTTGTTGGTGAGGTTGCCGCGAATGGCGTTGACGATCTCCGGATGCGACGACAGCTTCGACCACACCGCCTGACCCATGACGGCCGTGTTCGGCCGATACACGAGGGTGCCTTCGAGGCCGGTCTTGATCACGCTGATCGGCGTCGAGTTGGCGTAGTCGGAGAACTGCGATGTGCCGGCCAGCGTGGTGCGCCGGGTCGCGGCGTAGTTGCCGAGCGTCTGCACCAGGGTGGCCACGCGGCTCTCGCGCACGTTGAGCACGGTGTCCATCAGGCGCATGGTGGAATGGCCTTCCGGATCGTAGGTCGATCGCTTCTCCTCGCGAGCCCGCGCGGCGGCGTCGATGTCCGAATTCGGCACCGCCGTTTCCAGACCGTGATCGTCAACCGAGTCGTCTTTCTCGGTGCCGTTGAACTCGAGCTGGTTGACGCGGCCGCGCCGGCCGACGCGCGTATCCGGAAGATTGAAGCTCTCTTCAATCGGATACTCGGTCCACTTGAACTTCTCGCCGCCGACCTCGACGCGCGGCAACACGCGATCGGCGATCAGGGTCTGTGCGTCGTTGCGATAGCCGACCGCGATGGCGGTCAACACCGGATCGACGACGAAGGGACGATTGGGAGCCATTGGCTAAACCTCAGAGGTTGAAGTGCGGAAGGAAGTCGCGGGCGGCCTTAGACGGCCGCCGGAAGTTGCAGGACGCCGCGCTCGACGGTGCAGCGGATGATGTCTCCGGCAACGCCGGGTTGCTCGGCGTAGCCGATGCAGCGGCGCGTGGCGTCGGCTGCGCCGACCAGGGCGACCGCCTTGCCGTCGGCATCGGACGTCAATGGCGCGCCGGCGGTGACCGTGCCGCCAAGTACAACCTCGGCGAGACCCGCGAGGATGACATCGACCGGGCCGCCGGAGGCGCCACCCATCGCATCAGAGATGCCGAACAGCGCATCCGTCGCGGCGGCGGCGGTGGTCATCGTCGAGCCCGCCGACGGCGCGGCAAACTTGACGATGACGCGCGGCAGGATGTCTGCCGCGCAGATGTAGCTGCGGATGAAAGTCGGAATGGTCACTGCGCGCGCTCCTTGATGACGTTGACGGCGTCGGAAATGGTGATGGTGCGGCCGAGCTTGGCCTGTTCGTCGCGATACTTGTTCGCTTCGGCGGCGATCGCGTTCGGGTCCTGCATGTTGAGTGCAAGGCGTTCGCGCTTCGGGTCTTCGGGAGGCACGTATGCGCCGGGCTTGAGCACCACCATCGCGTTGATCTCCTTCTCGACGCGAGACGGGTCGATCATGTGCTGCGCGATGTAATGCTCGCGCATCCCGGCTACGCCGACACGGCCGACCTTGATCGCGCCGTCGACGAAGGTGGTCGCCTTGGTACGGGCAGCATCATCCCGCAGCGTGTTGACCTGGGTGGTCATGGTGGCCAGTTCGCTCTGCAACGCCTTGACCTGGTCGGAGCCGCTGGACACCAGCTTGGACACGGCCGACTGGATCGCGACGGCGGTGGCGTGACCCTGGAGGCCAACGATCTTCGCGATCGACGCGAGTGCGGGAGCAGCCTCGGTGCTTCCGCCGGCCACTTCCTTGATCTTGGCAACGACAGCCGCGACATCAGCGTCGTCGGCAAGACCGAGCAGCGTGCGGAGTTGCACCAGCAACGCGCCGGCTTCGGCCGCATTGAGCGCCGGACCAGCCGGCGTCATCAGCGACGTGATCTTGGCGACCACGGCCGCTTCGTCCGCGTCGTCGGCGAGACCAAGCAGCGTGCGCAGTTGAGCAATGAAATCCATCGTCGATTCCTCGGAGTGGAGCGCGGCCATGCCGCGCAGGTTGGGAACGTTTGTGAGAGACGCGCGCAGCAGACGCGTGATGTCGCCCGTTGCGGTGTGGAGAAACACGGGCGAGATGAAACGATAGGAACGCTCGGCCAGGAGAGCCTTGCCGGTCTCCGTCCACTCGACGCGCGCATAGAGGCCATCGGGGCGCGCCTGCAATTCAGTCGCCCAGCCACGCGCCGGTGACGGCAGACCTTCCGGCGCGGCAAGATCGGTCGAATGGTTTTCGTCGATCGGCAACCGCCCGCCGGCTGCTTGCAGGCTCGCCTCGGCAAGGGCGGCGGCCGACGCCATGCGATATGGGCCACGACCGTCGACGGTACGGATCACATCGTCGCCGGCGGGGATCATCATGATCCACTCCGGCACGCCGCCTTCGGCGTTCAGCGCGACCGGCGAACCGGCACCGATGGCGACGTTGAGGACGAGTTTGGAAGAAGGCTTGCGAGACATGGCCGCAACGTGACCGGTGCGGCGGCGATCAATAACCCTGACAGGTGTCAGGGCGGCCCTGATGAGGCGCTGAATCGATGGCTGGGGATGGCGGACACTACCGCACGGCGACGGCGGATTGGCAAGGGTGTCAGGGGTGACCGGCTATTCGGACGATCCGACCCCGATTTTGGGCGTTTCCGGGCTCGGGGCGGAAACCGACCCCGGATATCGGGTCGGAAGGCCGTCAGACGCCCCACAGGGGCTTAAATGACAGTTTAAATAAAATCCCGCTCCCGATGCGGCGGCGAAGGGTGTCAGGGGCCTCACGGAGCCGGAATCTGAATTTCGGGATTTTGGGCCCAAACCGGCCTCCGGAGGTGGGGTTCACCCCATGTTGAACAACGGTTGAAGCCGGCCTCAATCGTCGGCGAAGGCCGGCATCTCGCCCGGCCGGTACGCAAAACCGGGATCGATGCCCTCCGGCACCAGGACCGTGCGCGGGCCGGTCGCGGTCCAGATGACCTTTTCCACCATCTGCACCGGCGGGGCCTGGGCCGAGACCGTCAGGCCATAGCGGTCGAGATCGCGCTCGTTGAGGCTCTGCACGGTGCAATGGCAATTCCAGCCGTTCGGGGGATAGTGGGTCAGCCACCACGGATCGTCCACCGGCAACACCGTGTTGTGCCATGAGGCGTGCTCAGGACGCGGATGCGCCTGACCTTCAAGGTGGACGTAGCGCAGATACGGCCGCTGCACCTTCACCTGCTGAATCTGTTGCCAGCGTCCGGCCGCATAGGCCGTCGACATGTTTGTGTCGAAGATGATCTGCGATCGCCAATTGCGGCCGCCGTTATAGTCCCAGCCATGATCTTCGACGATGCGATCGAAGTCTTTGCGGAAATCCTCCAGCGTGGTGCCGTCCGCGATCGCCTTGTTCACCGCATCGTGAAAATCGCGAACGAGCGCCTTCGACGTTGCGCCGGCAACAGTGAAAGCGGCCGAGTGTTCCTGCTGCCACAGGTCGGTCCACATCGCGCTGGGCACATCGACCTTCTTGCGCAGGAAGTCGATCGCCTCGATCGGATCGAGCGAGAACGGTTTCGCCGTGGCCTGAAGCGACGGCCTCGCGCCACCGCAACATCCACACACCGAGAACTGACGGCCGCGAAAGTTAAGCATCGGCGATATCGGAGCGGCCGACCAGGTTGGCGAGTACGCGCGCCATCTGCATCAACCCGGCAAGTTGAAATTCAGCGAGGCCGGGCTTTGCGTGCGAGAGAGCAGCTTGAACCTCCTGCAACGACTTCGCGCGCATCACGACGTCGCGTACCTCGCCGACAAGATCGTTGATGCCTGGACCGCACAGATCCTCGCACTTGCGGTTCAATGCTGCGAGCGTCTGAAGCGCGGTCAATTGTTGCGGTGGCGAATGCGATGCCTGGAGCGTCGGCGCGTGCGGCGCATAGCCCGGCATATCGAAGCCGCCGAACGGCGATGATTGCGCCGGCGCGGTCAGGACGTCAGCACCTTTCGCCGGCACCGGAATGCCGAGAAGATCATTCAGCCAGCTTTTTTCGACCTGAAGGCCAAGCGGAACGCCGCGCGCAATGCCGTCAATGATCTGAGTGACGTTCTTCTCGTCGGGTCGGCCGATACGAAGCCGCGGATAGTTCTTCTGCGGCCCGAACTGCAACTGCACCCACGGCTGGATCAGATCGCGATTGAGAATCGCGGACAGCGCCTTGGCGTCGGCCCGTTCAATATCCTCCTGCACCTGCCGATGCTCCTGGCCGACCGCATGACCGCCCGCGATCGCGTCGGTGGTCGCAGTCTGGCCGAGCACCGCCTTTGACATCTGTTGATCAAGCCAGTCCGCACGTTCCTTATAGAGCGCGTGGCTCGCGCCGATGTTCGGTGCCTGGATAAAGTCGATCGCCATCGACTCCGGCACGATCGCTGCGCAATCACCGGCGATATTGGCGACGGCGCGAAACAACGTGTTCTTGTCGGCGTCGCTCGCGCCGGCCGGATACTTGCCGAGACGAACAGGCTGACCGAACGTCTGCGCGAAGATCGCCCAATCCCGCATCGTGAATGCCTTGAACATCCACGACCAGGCCGCCAGCCGGGCCAGACCGCTACGCACCGGCAAGCCCGACTTGGCCGCGATCGACGCCACCACGAACTTGAACGCTGGCAACGGTGCGCCGCCGTAGTTGACCGTGAGGCGCTGCTCGACGCCGTCATAGCCGCCTTCGAGCAAAGGCGTCTCGCCGTCGACGCGATCGAAGGAGAACCAGCGTGGATCTCGGTGGATCAAGCGAGTGGGTTGCCACTGTCCCTCCGACGTGTCCCAGATGATCTCCGTGAAGCTGATGCCTTTGCCGATCGCATCTAACATATGGAAGAGTTCGTCTTGCAGCTCATCACGACCGAGCCACGCCTCGACCATGTCGGCGTGAGCCTTCGCCTCGGCGGAGTCGTCAGCGGCATCGACCTGAATGTCGAGCTGCGCCACGGATCGGCGGCGCGTACCGAGAATGCCGACATAATGCGGATCGCGTTCCTCGATTTGCTCGGCCAGTTCGAAGTAGCGGCGCGGATTGCCGCGATCGGCCTCGCGCAGAATGTTGGCCAGCCGGCGCGGATTGAGACCATCCGCCGGATAATCGGCGAACGGCGATCGCACGCCGATCGTGCCGCTGGGTGTCGCGATCTCCCGCAGCATGAGGTCCGGCCGGATCGGCTGGCCATCTGGGCCGAGCAACACGGGTTTATCGGCCATTGAACTCTCCTTCACACGCAATCGGCGCGGGCTGGCAGAATGCACAATGCAGCGCTTCCTTGATCAGCGCGTCCTGTTCGATCTTGTCCCGACGAAGCCGGGCGAGCTGCGCGGCACAGTCATCGATACACGTTGCGCAAATACAGGCGCAAACCGCGCCGACTATCAGCCATTCGCACTTCTGCTGGCTCTCGCCGCAGAATGAGCAATAAAGCGTCTGTTCGCCGGTCACGATTTGCGCTCCCGGTTGATGACGCCGTCTAGCTCCCGCCACGCGCGGTTCGACGCGTAGTAGAGATCGTTGCTCATTCGGGTGAGACGTCGATCCTTCGCCTCGCGGGCGGCGGTGGACAGCTTGGTCAATTCGGTCATGACAGCCTCGGCCTTCTGCCGTAGCGCTTCGTCTTCGCGGCTCATATGCCACCTCGCAACCCAGCGCCGAGCGGTGAATTCCACCAGTCGCGACCGGTGGTGTCGTCCTGATTGGCGAACATGCTGCCCGTGTCACCGGCCGCATCGGTTGTGGCCGGTCGATAGGCAGCCTCCCAAAAATCGGCGCGCGATGCGAAGTAAGCGAGCATTCCGGCGATCGCGGAGTCGCCGTGCCGTGAAAAGCCGTCGCTACCCTTGAAGCGATGATCGTCCGGCACCTTGATGATGCCGCCCGTATACGCCAGCGCCTGATGATCCCGCAGCACGTCGTCATGTCTCGGCAAGACGACGGTGCGGTCATTGAACGCCTCGACGTAAGGCGGTGCGTTGAGCCGATACCATTCCTGGCTGAGTTTCACCTCGACGATGCGCGCGCCGTATTTCAACGCGGCGGATTCGGCGAGGTATGCACCATTGCCGGTCGCGTCGAGCGCGCCGCCCGCGAAGCGCGGCAAGCGATCGGCGATATAGAACAGAATGTCGCGCTGCTGATCGAACGGCACGTTCCTCAGTTCAAGCAACAACGCGCAGGTTCGCGTCAACCCATGTCCCACCTCGTTGATCAGATAGTCGCTACCGTCGCCGGTGCGCGCAAAGTCTACACCGAGAACATGGCGCAGATTCTGGTTGAGCTTGTCGAGGATCGGCTTGAGCTGGGTCTCGCAGAACTCCAGGGCGGTGGCCTTACGCCGATCTTCCGGCAGGTTTTTAAATTCGTCCGGTAGCGCCCATCGCACGATCGGAATATCGGGCTGCATACAGGCTTCGATCTGGACCCGCGTGAGCGCCGCGCCTTCGGACTCGGCCGGGATGCAATCCAGTTCCTGCCTCATCGCGGCGGTGCGGACGCCGTAGCTGGATCGGATTTTCTTTTCCCACTCCGCCTCAGCCTCGGCAGACCAGCGCACGCCTTTAATCGCACAGACACGGCGGAACAGTCCGTTCGCGACTGCTTTAGCGAACGGGATGTGGTGGAGACTGAACGGAACCTTTCCGGCCTTCGCCTCAAGGATCAGTTCGTTGAACGGACTGAGCACGCCGTTGTGGGTGGAGATCACGACGATCTTGCCGCCCCAGATCAGCAGCGCGTTCACTGTGTCGAGCACGAGACGGACATCTTTGTGGAACGCGGCTTCGTCGATGACGACTTTGCCCTGGAGGCCGCGAATGTTTTCCGGCCTGGACGATAGCGCCTCGACGCGATAACCCGATGCGAAGCGGACCCGGAACGCGGAGATGAACTTCGTGCTCCCGTCGCCTTGCTCGTCCTCGAACATGAACTCTTCGATCGCGGCAAGCTCGCCGGCAACCACACGCGCGAAGTGAGCAATGTAGCCGATGAATTCACGACCCTTGTCCTTGGTGTCGCCGACGTAGAACACGTTCATGCCGCCGGCCGCCTGTTCGGACGCGGCAAGCAGCGCATCGTCCAGTGCCTCGGCGAAAGTGATACCGGTGCGTCGACCTTTCTCGCCGAGCTTCAGATCGCTCTTGTCATCCAGCCACTCGATCTGATGGAGCATCAGGATGCCGTCCGCGAACGGATCGAGATCGTCAGGAATATCCGCGCCACGCGGCAGTTCGCCCGGCAGGGACGCCGGATCGCGCGGAATGACGGGGGTGGTGACGGCAGACGGGTCCATCAGTGCAGTCCGAAGAACATGAGCAAGATACCGAAGCAGATCAGCGCCACGATCGCGGAGACGCCAACGAACTCATCACGGCTGCCGTTGAACAGCAGACCGATGACGGCACGCGTGGCGGCGAACCAACCGATCAGCCCGATAACGACCATCGCGAACTTCATGGCTGCACCATCGTGCAGTAAGACGGGCCGAAAAGAGTGGCGAGCACCACCGCGACGACCAACGGATGCATAAACCAGAGCGGGTTCATGCCGCGCCTCGATACGCTTCGCGGTACATGATCGGCATCTGATCGCGCGGAATGCGGTGCTTGCCGCGCGCCATCGGGTGCTTCGGATTGTACCGATGAACTGGGCCCGCCCACCGACTGCCGCGCGCCAGGCCGAGACAGATCAGGTCGAGCTGGTAGACATGGCTCGCGCGGGCGCAGAACCAATCGCCGCGATCGTCAAGCTCGCCGCCATTGCCCCAAGCGGCCAGGAGGCGTCCGCCATTCTTCGCCGCATAGTCCATCGCGGCCTCGATGTAGCGGCCGTTATCCGGGCCGAACCGCACATCGCACTCGAGAAGCTCGGTCGGCTTCGAGGTGCGGAAGGCGAACAGGTTGACGATCCGGAGCCCGCCATAACCCCACAGCTTTGCGAAATGGATCAGCGTCAGCACGGTCGGATCGTCGCGCTCTGCGTCGGCCGTGGACGGGTTCAACATACAAACGACCAGGACGGGCTTCGTCAGGTCCCACGAACGGCCCAACTCATAGCGGTACTCGCTGCGCCGGCCACCGAGCACCGCGCCGCGCACCATCGGGTCGCCGACCTTGTAGGTGATAGCATCGACGATCATGCGGCGTCCTCGATCAGAGAGAGTTGTGCTGATCGCTCGGCCGCTCGCTGTATGTCGCGCTGCGGTGTCGGCAGCATCCAGCGAGCCGGTTTCGGAAGGATCGAAGCGGGAGCTGGCCGCCATTCGAAGTATCCACGATCGCCGACGGCCGGAATGAAGTCGCAGGGCTCTGGATTCGCCAACATCAAGGCGCGAGGGCCGGAGTACCATTGGCTCTGGGGCGGTTGGCTCGGCTTGGTGACGCGGGTGACGTCGACCGCACCGACGATGCCACCCCGAAACACTTCATGCGGCGGTGGGCACACAACGCCGATTGCCGCCATGAACTCCCGCGCGTGCTGGTACTCGGCGCGCGTCATGCCTCTTGCCGCATGGATGGCGATCCGCCGTGTGACCGGCTTCGGCAGATGGCGGATCATCAGCGGACCGCGATTCTCACAATCTCTGCCGGCATGAATGATCGCCCACGCCAAGAGTGGCCGGACGGACAACGCGAGACGAGGAAGGTTGATCACAGCCCGACCTCCTGCAAAAAGCCTTCAAGGCCGACCGGCCGCTCCGGACGTTGGAAATAGTTGCGAATGCGCTGCCATTGCTGCACGAGCCCACGCTCGCAAATTTCTTGAAGGTAGCGGACCTCGGCCCGGCTGATTTGGCCCAGGGCGATCTTCCGGTCGATCAGCGACAACAACCGGCGCTCGCGGCGGTGAAGCTGTCTGTCTCGATTGCGAATGGCGATCGGCAAGACCCGCCAACATTTGCCGCAGAGAATTTCGTCGCACTCGGGATACTTCTCCCGCGACGCGGTGCGCCGACAGCGCGGGTTGAGGCATGGAATGCGATCAGGAGACGGAGACAACGCCATGATGTACCGTCAGATGATCTGGACGTGATGAATGGCAAACCAGATCAGCCAGCCGACGCCGCCAAGCGCGAGCAGCGCCGTCACCGCTAGGCCGATAGCCGCGAACACGAACAGGCCGGTGAGATCGGGAAGATCGTACATGGTCACTCCTTCGCCGGAGGCTTAACGATGCCGAGGAGCTGCGCCTTGAGGGCCGCAACGGTTTCCGCCGTAAGGCCCTTGGCCTTGGCGACTTGGTCGACGGCGGCGTGCGCCTTGACGTGCAGCTCCGCTTCGATCTTGCGGCGGCCGGCGTGGCTGAGGTTCTGCGACTCCACGGCGTGCTTGAGCGCGCGCGACGTCATCATCAGCCACTCGGCTGTCGCGCCATCCGGTGAAAGCTCGCCGGCATTGCCGAGCATTTCGCTGATCAGCGTCTTCAGGGTCTCGGCGACCATCAGCGTCAGATTGTCATCGCCGGCTTGTTCCAGCTTCGGCGCGATGACGCGGGCGATCTCGCGGGTTTCTTCCAGACGGCGCGACAACATAGCGATGCGGAGCGCGGTCCGGTTGAAGGCAGATCGCGATATCACCGGCGGCTCGGCGGCGGCATCCTGGGCAAGTGAAGCCGCCTTCAGCCGGTCGTTAAAGCCGTCGAGAATCTCAAGCTGCGAGAGCTTGCGCTCCTTCAACTGTTCGAAGGCCCACAGCTTCGCCTCGTCCGCCCATTCCGGCAGCGTGTCGATCGCCGACAGCCGCCCGCGCTTCGCTCGCCCGTAGCCGGCCATCGGTTAGTCCCTCGGCGGCGACGGCCGCTTGATGCCTGGAATAATGAGACGGCGCTCGACGTGCTCGACGCCTTTCGGCGTCAACGTCGCGACTACGACGCTGCCGACGTGCGTGAGCTTGATCGCGCCGACGTCCTCCAGCCAACGCAGTTCCTCGCGCAGCCAGTCGCGGGACTTGCTGATGCCGAAGGAGTCGAGCGTCGCGGATAGCAGCGAGTCGTTCAGTGCATAATTGTCCTGGCTGTGCAGTTCGCGCAGGATGATGAGGCGCGCGTCCTCGCGGATAACATCGGTCATGGAACAATTCTCTCCAGGGCAGCGTCTTGAATGCGGTCGGCAACGGCCGCGATCGGTTTGATTTTCTCGGTGAGACCGCGCAACTCACCACGAACCTCGCCCAGTGCGAGTTCGAGCCGATGCGTTGCGTCCTTGTCCGGCAGGTGTTTGAGTTCTTCCTTGATGCGCGTGATGTCGCTCTCGGCGACGTCGACCTTGTTCAACAGAACGTCGACGGTGCCTTTGCCCGCTTTGGTTTCGAGCTTTCCTTCAATGGTGGATATACGCTTGTTGCTGTCCGACGCCTTGTCACGCCGAATGACGTAAGCGAGGGTAAGAAGCGAGATCACAATGGCGATCCACGGCGCGACGTCTTTGAGTTCGAAGCTGATGGTGGTTGGCGTCACGGTTGCGCCTTCCAGCATCCGAGCTTTTCGCCGTGTTCATTGTGGGCGAGGATGCTGGCAGCGGCCGGCATGTCGTCGCGCACGAGGGCATCCGCGCTCGACGCGCGCAGGCGGATCGGCTCCCAGCCGGCGCAGGCGCTACCGTTCATCGTTTGACACCCAGCGATTAAGACGCTGACGCAGATCATCGCCAGACAGAGTGCGAACCTCATCGTTTTCCTTCGCGCGTTGCTGCAAGTTTTCGAGAGACTGATGATCCTGCCGGCTGCGCTCGGCGGCTTTGCCGGCGGAGAACACCTTCAGGACCGCGACGCCGATCGCGGCGGCGATGGCGAGCCCTGCCGCGATCGCCTGACCGACCCGCGACGTGGCGAACCACGCGACGATGCTGCCGAGTCCGATCATGCCGACGCTCCGTCGACCAGTTCACCGACCACGTTGCCCTCGATCGCACGGCGCGCGACGCGGGACTTGTGAGCCGCGTAGAACGAATAGCCGATGCCGGCGACGGCGACGGCGACGCCAGCGATAGTGAGACCGAGATAAATGTGCGTGACGAGATCGGAGGAACCGAGGAACGGCTGCAACTGACCTTGTGCGCCCTGGATGATGCCGGCGAGCGCGCCACCGCCGACCGCGCTCTTGGTCGAGGTGTCGGCATCAACCGTCGGCTGTGCCACGTCGCTGGCGTAAGCCTTCGCCACACCGGCCGCGACCGGCTGCGGGCCGCTCGACCCGGTCGCCCAGGCTTGACCGATCTGCTTGACGTTGCTGACGCGGGCACTCCACCCGTCGCCGAAGGTTTTCCAGGTGGTGAGATTGCGCAACATGCCGAGACGGCGCGCGCAGATCGCGGCTACCAGCGCATCGTGGTCCGGATGTTCGCGTGCGGCGTTGAGCGTGTTGACGCCGATATGACCGTCGGCCTCGACGCCGAGCGCGCGCTGAAGCCAGAGCGCCGCCTGATAGGGACCGGAGTTTACGGCCGCATCGAACACGACCAGATTGACGCCGCGCGGCAATTCATCGGCGCGCACCGCGTTCCAGTATTGAGTGTGGTAAATATCGTTCCGCTCCTGAATCCAATCAGGTGCGCCGCGCATCGACTTGACCAGCGGCCGCAACGGTCGATTGTTGCGCTTACGGTAAGCGTCATAGACGCGCTGGATGATGCCTTCGAGGGTGACGCCGCCGGGGTCCGCCGGATGGTCGGAGTAGCCGCCCTCGTATTTCAAGGTGACGGCGAGGCATTGATCGAACAAGGTCATCGGGCAGGCTCCGGCAGCGGAGCCTGACGAATCCCACAATTACCCGAATTGCATTACCCTGACAGGTGTCAGGCTGTTCCCCGTGAAACAGTCAGAACAGCGAACGCTGCCGATCGTTGATGCGACCGCCGCGATGTTTGGCACGGGCGCGATGCACCGCGCGCTCGGTGGTGCCGACTTTACGTGCAATTTGAGAAACCGAAAAGCCGTCCTGGTCGAGCTGGTGAATCCGTTGCTGTACCGCGCGAAGGTACTGTCGATATCCGCTGCCGATGGCGAGCGGAATATCGATGCGCTGGCCGCGCTTGCTGTCGACGGCGAAGTGCGCGCACAGCCGGACGGCCTGTGCCATGCCGATCGCCGCCACCAGCCAGTGGTCGTTGTCGATCCGCGCCGGCAGATAGACGCGAGTGCCGCCGACGCGCGCGGCGATCGCCAGAGCGCCGGCTTCGCCGATCAGCTCCGCAATCTCCGCAAGCACGCCGGGCAGCTTCTCCGTCATCAGCGCGCGCCTCCCTTGAGGGGCGTGGCTGGGGTCAGGATCGTCACCACGACGTTGTTCTTGACCACATAGGTCAAGCCATCAGCCGTGATGACGAGGTCGTTGGCGCCGATCGCGTTCGCGGCCTTGATGCCGCGCTTTAACGAGCCTTCAAGGGCCGCGCGCAAGGTCTCGATGTCGAGGCCGCCGGCGCGCTCGACAAATCGCAGCAATGCATGATCGGAGACGCGGACGACGTCGCGACGTGGCGGTTTCATTGTTTGGCTTTCTTCGCAGGTGTGACCTGCCGCCGGACGGCGTTGGCGAAGCCGATACCGTGAGTGTCGGCGAGCTTGCCCAACTCGATTTCACGCGCAACGTCCGACAGACTCTTCAGCCGGCGGACGATCTCCTTCGTCTTCGCATCAACGCCGGGCATAGGTTTTCACGCTGTTGAACTTGAGCGGCTCGGTCGGAACATGCGCGCGCCGCATGTGCGCCGGGCAATATGGCGCTTCGTCCCGCACGGCTGCGCCGCAGAAGAAGAAGTCGGGCGTCCGAGGATCGCCAACCGGGAAATGACAGCAGCTATCGGTTAGCTGATGGATGCTCTTCCGCTGGCCGAGCGGGATCTGCGTGTCGTCGACCGGCAACGGTGGCGGCTCAACGCAGGCCGGCGTCTGGCTTTCTGGCTTTCTGGCTTTCTGGCTCGCGCGGGGACGCGGTTGCGCCGGCGCGCGGTTCGGCCTGCTGAAGACGCGGCGCGGCCGATCGCGGGTCGCATCCGACATCTTGCAACGATGAATCCGGCCGATCACGGCGTTGCGCGATACGTCACCGAACTCAACGGCGATCTCCGTTGCGGACTTCCCGGCGTCCCATAGTTCCTTCAACCGCGCCTTGCGCGCGTCAGTCCAGATCACGGCCATCAGCGGACCCTCCCGGACAACACGGCGCGGACGCGGCGACCAAGCGCGCGCTGGGCTTCGTCATAGTCGTGCGCCGCGAAGCCTTCCCACGAGTTGTTGCGCGTCACGCGGCAGGCGTAATCGCGCAGATGATCCATCGCCGTCACGACCGCGCCGTAAGTCTTGACGTTGCCGGCGTCGACCAGGCGCCGCCACTGCGCATCGAGCACCGCGCGCTTGCTGGCGATGACGTCCTCGCGATCCGCCGGCCACTCGACGCCACCGTCACGCGCCAGCCAGGACTTGAGGCCCTCGATTGCCGACGTCGCGGCGGCGGGATGCGTGAGAAACCGCGTGTGCGATACGCCGGTCTGGCGCTGGAGGAACGACAGCATCGCACGGTCGGTGCGATCGGTGACAAGACCGAGGTCGTAGCCGGCGATCCATAGCGCCCGCATCTTGCGACCGATCGGGCTGTCGAGGCCGGCGACCGCGCCGCGCACGGTGTTGTGTTCGCCGGTGAGCGCGCGCAGCCGATCGATGACGTGACCGGCGGCGGCAACATTGAGCTTTTTGGCGCTGTCGACGCCGGCCACCTTGTGCAGGAAGCCGCGATAGGTGTCGTCATCCTCGAAGGCGCGGGCCTTCAAGGTGTGGATGGTCGCGATCATGGCGGTGGTCGCCGGTTTGGTGGACAGCCTCATTTCGAACCTCCTGTTCGTTTGGCGAAACCGTCAGCATCGCGCGTGCCGATCGGCACCACCGCAAGCTGGAGATCGAGGACGTTGAGCGCGGCGTCGAGCAGATCGACTCGCGGCATTGAGCGAAAACGCCAGAAGCGGATCGTGTCGAAGCCGACGTCGGCGCGATCGGCGACTTCGGCGATCGTCGCCAGTTGCGCGTTCATCTCGACGAACAGCGCCCGCACGACCGGATGTGTCGACGCCGGAATCTTCACAGCGCGCACGCGGGCCGCATCCTGAGCGATGCGCTGGCGCATGATGAAATTCGGGTCGGCGTTTTGCCGCCGTAGCAATTCGGCCTGCGCCGCACGGCGCGCGACGGACCATGTCACGATGGCGGCGCGGCGCGCGGCCTGGAACGCCGGATCGGCCTGCAACGCGCGCAAGCGGGCCGATCGCGCGGCCCGCTCGGCGTCTGACAGGCGGATGGTCCGGCGCTTTTTCATTCGGGGTCGGCCCCGATCTGGTCGAGGAACAGCGCGACGGCATCGTGGATGACGTCGGTCAGTTGCTCGCCGGTTCGCGTGCAATGCGCACGGAGCGCGTCCAGCATTCGGCGCGGGAGCATCTTCTCTACGTCGATCGTCACGCCGTCGGACGCGCCGACGCGCGACACGATCTCGATACTCCGCGCCTTGTTTGGCAGCTTCCTGATCCACCCACGCTGTTCGAGCCCATCGACCAGCCGATAGACGCCTGACTTCGACGACAGGCCGAGCAAGGCACCGAGATCGCTATACGCCGGCGCGGCTCCGGTGCGGGAGACGTAATCGCCGATCGCGGCGAGACAGTCGCGTTCGCGCGGCGTCAGGCCGTACTGCGGCGCGAGCGCCATGTGCATCTGCGCGCCGGCCATCACGACGCCTCCGCAAGCTGTTCGTCGGCGAACGGATCGACGGTGAACGTCTCGCCGGCACGGCCGACTTTTAGCCCGACGATCGTGCGGGCAAGGTCTGCGTTCTTTCGGATGGCGTCCTTATCCAGCGTCGTGACGACGCGGAGAAAAGCGGCGAACAGCGCACCAGATTCGCCGCGCTTGGTTAGCTCGGCGATCTTCTCCTCGATCCGCGCAACGATCTGTTCGGCCTCGCTGCCCGGATGCGAAACCTTCGCCGGATTCCATTTCCACGTGATCTTGCCGGTGCCGAAGTCGACAGTCTTGGTTCTTCCGTTGCCGGTGAGTTCCGCGCGATGGGCATCGCAGTACATTTGGAGCCCCTTAAAAAGCTCCTTGAACTGTGTCTCGAGCGCCTGCGACTTCGCGAGATACTTTTGCTTTACGTCGGCCAATTCCTGATTGAGGTCGATTTCGTGATGTTCGATCTCACGGCCTACGCGGCCGTATTCGGCCAGCATGGTCGCCGCTTCCTCGCGGTCTGCCGGCACGCGCACAACCGGCGCGGCGAGCGCCTTTCCCTTCTTAGCCATTCGTCGTCTCCTGGGTGGTGGGTTGAGAGGTTTCGGCGCGGTCGTAACCGAGCGCGATGAGTGCTTCGCCGACCATGGCTACCTGCACCTGGGCGGCGTTCTGAAGCGCGAGCCGACGAAACGGCTCCGCTTCGGCGTTGAGCTGGTCGATGTTGGAAAGCATCGCGGCCGTCAGGTCCGCGACCTGGGCATGACGGACGAGCTGCGCCGCCATCGCAACGATGGCGATGGTCGGCACCTGCATGACGTCGCGCCGACCGTGCTTCATGATGGCGGTGGCGACGGCGACCGCGTCGACAGTCGCCACCTGTTCCTCGAACGTCGGCCGCGCCGGCACGACGTTGGTGACGGGAGCGTTCATGATGACGCTCCCATCGCAGCGCGAACCCGACGAACTCGATAATCCGACAGGAACGTGACGTTGCTGTTCGGCGTCTCACTCGCAATGGCAAGCGCGAACAGCGTGTTCGGATCGATACCGAGTTCCAGCAGCGTGGCGCTGCCGACGGCGCAACGAAGGTCCTGGTCGAACCGTCTCATTGTTTCCGCCGTCACAGTCTCCTGGCCGGTGAGCCAGCGATGAAATGTCTCTGAAAGCTGCTTCAAATCACGACTGAGCATCGTCGGCCTCCGTTCTGTGACGTGAGTGCGGGCAGATTTCGGTGCCGATGCCGCGACACTTGCGGTAAAGCCGCCCTCGCTGTGGTGAGGCCCCGGTGTTCGGCATCTTCTGTTCGTCGAGACAGCGGTGGCGACCGATCACGCCGAGCACCGGACATTCGACAGTCGCACCCATCAATGCGCCGCGCACTTTGGCCTCGACGCGCGCCATGTCGCCGCGATACTTGCGAGCGATGACAGCGGACACGAGGCCGCCCGTGTACCCGATGCGCGCACCGGCCAGCCTCTGCGATTTGCGACAGACCTCCTTGGCCAGTTCTTCCACCCAATCGGGGAGATCATCGCCCCACGCCAGCTTCGCCTTCGCGAGAAAATCAACGACCTTCTTCATGCGACGGCCTCCGCATCGGTCGGTTCGCCCATCACCGCGTTGCGGTTGGTGTCGAAAACGACATGGAGACGAAGAATCTTCGGCGCGCTCGGTCCGGTGTTCATCGACGCCTTGACGCGATAGAACCCGCGGCTGACGTCGATCAGGTAGCCGACACGCACCAGATGGCTGACGTAGCGCTGCGCGGTGTAGTACGGCACCGGCCGGTGCTGGCTATCGCAGGCGGCGTTGGCGAGTCCGGCAAGCGTGAATTCCTTCATCGCCCGCATCGCATTCCACATGCGTTGCTGCGCCGGCATTTCGAGTGCGACGCCGTCGCGACGAAGCGACGGCGTCTCCGACGGCCGCTTCAACAACCGATAGAGCTTGAGAACCTTGGTCGTCCGCGTGCCCGGTTTGGTGCCAACTTGCTCCACGTATCCGGCCCTGAGCAGACGCGACACGAAGTCGTTGACGGTCTGATGATGCAGGATGTTGGTGTAGCCGTGGACGTCTTGGACCGACCAAGGTCCTTTCGGGTCCAGTTTACGGATGATCTGCCAGAAGCCTTCATGACCGCGCGGCACGCGGGCGGTCAGCTTCAGCATATGCTGATGAGTGTGTTTCGGCATCATGCCACCTGCGCGTAAGCGTCGATCGGGCGCGCCGCCGGCGGCGCGCCCGTGGCGATCTTGCCGGTGAACTGGGCGAGGTCGATATCTGCGAGGTTCTTGTTGCGAGCGAAGTCCCCGATGTCGCTCAACGCATTCACGATGCGCCGGGCGCGGCCCTGCGAGAGGTTGACAACTTTTGTCAACAGATCGTCGGCGATCTTAAGCTTGGGCTGGAATGCCCGTGCGAGTTGCTGGGTGTCTTCGAGATCGCAAGGCTGCGCTACGAACCACGTCTGGACGCGGTTATGCACCTTCTCGACGGTGAGCAGCTTGGTCGGCAGCTTTTCTTCGCCGATCAGGACCACCGGCGCGCCGGAGCCTTCCTGCAATTCGCGCGCGATCTCGATCAGCCCGCGATCGAACATCTTGTCGGCTTCGTCGATAAACAACGGGCGCGTCGGATCGTCGCCCATCGCGGCTATGACCCGCGCCTCCATCGTCGCGATCCGCTCGTTGCGCTTCACCTCCTGCTTCAGTTCGCGAAGCAGCGCCTCCATCAGGTCGCGCGCCGTCCACCGGCTCAGGCACTCAACGCGCACCGCGTTGGTGATGTTCTGCGCAAAAATCGACGCTTCGGTTTTGCCGAGCCCGGAATGACCCGAGCAGACGCCGAGTCCTGGCAGCTTCGGATGGCGATCCTGCAACCGTTGCACCATCGCCATGAACGCCGCGACGTTCTTCAGCGGGACCTGCCCATTGACTTGAGCGTGCTTTCTCATATTTTGCCCTTTCTTCATGTTTGGCTCTGCGAAAGTGGCTCCGCTGCAACGGGGCCATTTTCTTGCGTGAGGCTCACGCCGTAAGTCTTGGCGAAGCCTCGGTACTCGGACCCTTCGCGATACGCGCCGAGCCACATCAGTTGCTCGGCATCCACGAACTCACCACGCGCGACACGGCCTTCGAGGTCGCGGGCGCGATTCCATCGCTGGTGCGCCGTTTCCTCGGCGCGCAGCGGTTTGACGATTGACGAGGTCTCGCCGGCGAGCAGCGCCGCCTGGAGGGCGAGCACGTCGGGCGAATGTTCGGGTGCAGGCTTGTGGCCGCGCGCGGCAGCGGCGGCCGCCTGGATCGCCGGCGTGGTGTGCTCGACCTCGCGTTTCGGAAACTCAATCAGCGTGCCGGCGTCGCGCAGCGCTTGACGATGGAGCGCGGCGGCGATGTCCGAGGATTTGATCTTGCGCGCCTCGCGCTTCACCGGCGCCATCGCGTCGTCAATGCGACGCTTCTGCTCGGCACGCACGGCAGCGATAGTCTTGATCGGATCGAGACCGGCGAGATCTGGCGCGAGAGCATCGCCGAGGTAGGTTTCGCCATCTTCCGAGAATACAAACACGCGACCGAGATCGGATTCGTCCATGCGAACGAGGACGCGATCGCCGACATTCATCCACCCGGCCATGTAGTGCTCGCCGCCGACGCGAAGGCCGGTCTTGGTCACCTGCCGGATGCCGTCTTTGCCGGCGACAGGCGCAAGCAAGACGTCGAGAGCGCGTGCATCCTCGATCTTCTGGATGACGCCGCCGGCCATCGCCGCCACCGCGAACGGTGTCCGGCCCTTTAGACCGGCGTGCGGATGGGTTGCGTAAATGTCCTTGCACCAATCGTCGAGGTGCCGTTGCAGATCGATCGCCGAGAGCGAGACCTCGAACATGTCTTCGGGCTTTTCACCAAGCCGCGCCGAGAACGCCTTGCGGTTCTCAATCACCTTGCGATCGGCGACGCTGTGACCGATGAAGCCGGGCAGCGTCCGCATTAAACCGCGCTGCATCGTGCCGATTGCGCGTTCGACGTGACCTTTGCGCTCAGGCTGGAACGGCGGCGCGAGTTCGTGCTCGATACCGAGCGCATCGAACAGACGTTTCGTGCGGTGAGCGACGAAGTCGGAGCCGTTGTCGGTCTTGATGCGCTCCGGCTTGCCCCACGCAAGCATGGCCTTGCGGATCAACTGGCCGACCGCCGCCGCGCGCGCGGTGCGGCTGACGAAGCCGATCATCCGCCGCGAGTAGATATCCACGCACACGTAGACGCTGACGCGGCCGTCGGTGGTCATCACATCGGACGGCGACGCGTCGATCTGCCAGATTTCGTTGAGGCGCGTCGCCGGCACCGCGACGCGGGCGGCGAAGCGGACCTTCGACTTGTATCCATCTGGATCGCGAATCGATTCAATCGCGTTGCGATACTCGTTTCGCCAAGCCTTCAAGGCGTGTTGAAACGTGCGGATTGGCGGTAGAGGAACGACTTCGCCGCTCGGCAGCGTCAGGTCGGGGAACTGATCGGCGGCGCGTCCGCGCAGGTCATGTGCGGTGAGCTGTGGCTGCTTCACGACCAGGGCCAGAATGAACGTCTTCACCGCGCCGTCGTTGGCGCGATCGAGAATTCCGGTACCGCGCCGCGCCGCCGAACGATCGACGGCAAGGCGCGACTTCTGACCATGCGCCGCGAAAGCGCGCCAGCGGCGCAGGGTGCGCGGCGTGAGCGACTTCACCTCGACGGTGACCCACGCGGGCGCGCTGACGTTGCCCGCGTTGTAGAGGTCACAGAACAGGAGATCTGTTTGCTTGCGCGACGTTCCGGCGTCGGCCGCGACTTTGTCAGCGAGCGCGAGGATGGCAAGCCTCGCATCGCGCGCCTCGGCGGCGCTGCCGGCGACGTTGACGGCTTCCGGTTCGGCGGCGGCATCGCGCGCCACCGGCGCCGGGACGTCGATCGCATCGGCCGTGCGCGAAAGGTACGCGATGCGGGCGGGCGGCGGGAGGACTTCGAAGCTATACTCAACAGCTTTCGAACCTGCGCGACGGCGACCGATCCAGTTGCACCGCTTGGCGGTGCGACGGACGTTGGTTTCATCCGTCGGCAGTCCCGGTAAACCGACCATCTCGGCGGCTGTGAGATGCGGTTTCATCGGCTCGCCTTCCATTGCTTGTCGGAGGCGAGCGACTGTCGGTCGGCGAAGTCGCGTTGCTCTTTCCACAGTTCGCGATCGATCAGCGCGGCAAACCGCGCATCGATCGCGATCAGGTCGGTGCCGTCGAGAAGCGCGTTGATCAGGCGCGCGTCGCGCGTCGCATGATAAAGCGCGATCAGACGATATGCCGGAACGTTGTTCGTCTCGTTGGCGGTGGACGTGTATTGGTCCAACATCGCTGCTGTGACCCGCTCGCCAAGCTGATCGCTCATCAACGCGGCGATCGTCTCGCGCGAGTGCCCACTGTCCTTGATCGCCGCCGACATCGCTTTCTTGACCCGCGCCGACAGATGCGCGGCGCGCACGCGCTCATCCTCGAACCGCTCCACCGCCGGTGACGGCGTGAGGTTGCGGAACAGATCGAGCGTCGCGGAGTCGCGCGCGCGCTTCACGATGGCCACCTCGCGTCGAAGGCGGCCGGCACGATCGAGAGCGACGGTCGTTCGATGGCGGGACCACGGTGCTCGTTGCGCAGTCGCTCATTCAGCGCGACCAGCGAGAATGTGATGATGATCAGCGTGGCGAAGAACATGCGGAGGGCGGCGAAACGATCAGGCGGCATCGATCATCCCCTGAAGAACGGCGCGATCGCGCGGCAACGACAGCACGTAGCCGTCGCCGCCGTCGTTCGGCCCGATAACGATGGAGTCGAAGCTGATGGTGTGGACCGCGCGGGTGGCGCGGTTACGCAGCGTGAACCCGGCGGAAGATGTCGCGATAATCTCGACGTCGAAGGTGATGCGATCGGCTGGCTGCGCGCTACCCGACGTTGCGTCAACTTCAGTTCGCGGGGAACTTTCTGAGTCGACCTCAGACCTGAAGCACTCGAAGATGAGCGCCAGATTACACACGCGGCGATAGCAACCGCGCCCGACTGAAACTGGAAATGAAAGGATTCGACCGAAAGAACTCATCATCCGGCCCGCCTTGTCAACAATAGCGAATCCTTGGAAATCCGGTTAGCGTCCCTCCGAGAGGTGCCGGCGCGATATCGCTCTGGCCACAAGACCGAAGGTTCGACGCCGAGGACGTCGGCGATCGCACGCTCGCCAGCGAAGTTGCGCCGGCGTAGCGCCACTTTGCAGGCGCTCGGCTCAAGGCCACGCGCCCTAGCGATCCCGACGAGCGTAAGTCCACGACGGTGAACTTCGGCCTTGATGGCATGGCGATCCCACGAAGGAGACATTGGCACCCCTTGCCCTCAAAGCGGCTGGCAGGCCGTTTTTTGAGGGGTCACAAATCACTTTGGTGACACGCATATTCGTAGAGTTCTTCGAGATTCGCAAGAACTTTCCGAAAAGGAGGGACTTTGTCGTTCCAAAAGCGCCTAGAATTGCTGGCGGAAGAGCACGCGAACGGAAATATCTCCGGATTTGCTAGGTTTTGCGGGATCGACGAGTCATCAATCCGACAGTGGATAAAAGGCCCGTCAAAGCCGTCTTTGGACAAGGTGGCGCAAATCGCGCTGGCGTGTTCGCGATCCCTTGATTGGCTCGTTCTGGGCGTCGAGACGTCGGATTCGGTGATTGTTCCGAAGTTGGGCTTTAAAGCGTCTGCCGGAACGGGTGCGCTAGTCCTCGCGGAGGATGCAGGTACCGAGGCGGTTTCTCGGAGCCTCTTGCGACGGTTGGGGTTGCCAGATCGGCACGCGCGGGTGCTCTACGCATCTGGCGATAGCATGAAGCCGACGATTGCCGATGGCGATCCATTGATAGTGGATGCCAACGTTGAGACGTTTCTGGACGGATGGATATGCGTGTTCACAGTGGGCGACGACGCCTTTGTTAAACGGTTGCGGCGCGGCCCTGGACACACGATTATGGTTTCGGACAATCCGGACTGGCCAACGCGGGAGGAGTCGATCCCTTCGGTGGATCACTTCCGGCTCGTCGGCCGGGTACGATGGGTAGGACGGACATTATGAAGTCGATGCTCGCGTTAATCGTCGTTGCGGCCACAATGACAACGGCGCGGGCCGAAGTTCTTTCCGAGCCCTTCGGCATTCGGATGGGCGAGAAGTTATCTGATCTGGATTACACGGCTGCTGGCAGTAGCGACGGCTTTTATCAGCTAAAGTCGGTGCCTAAGCCTCATCGATTAATCCGAAGCTATATGGTCAAAGCGAGCCCAAACGTGGGTGTTTGCGCCATCTTCGGAACACTAGGTCCCGCGCCGACAGCGGACCTCGACAAAGCCGCTACTCAGATGGTCGGTGAAATTGCAGAGATCATTGACGTTCCGCTCCACGTAAACTCCGTGCCAACCAGCCGACACAAGGAGGTCTGGACGTGGGTCACTGACCTTCCGTCTATGGGACGCTGCTCGCACCATCCGACAAATGCGGAGATCATTTCGTGTATGCAGGCGGACGGTAAACGATTGGAAACACCCGTGTCCTGGGTGGCCTTGTCGAAGGATCGCGCGCGCGACGGTGTTGCATCGGCCACGCTTTCGATCAGCTTCAAAAATAGCAAAGGTTGCTCCGACGATAGTCCGCCCAAGGCGGCTCGTTAACGCCCGTTTCCTCTGAAGGCTGCACCGCGCGACGACGCGCACAAACCCGCGTGTTACGCCACTTTCTTGAAATTATAGGATTCGGGCGGTCGCCGGTCGCGATGACCAGACACGCCCGAATCCTCGGCCCCTTCAACCGGATTCATTGAGGAATTTTTCTCGACTAGCCGTATCATGGCCATTTGAAGTTGCGCGGCCGGCTTGCTTGAAGAACCCGTCAAGGCCGCCGGAAGCCCCGTT